TCGGGAGATAAACAATGACAAATAATATCGCGGCACACATTGAGACGGTCGCAAAACATTATTGGGGTGAGCCAAAGGAACGGCGCGGCCACACGCTGCGCTGGGGCAATCGCGGCTCAAAGGAAGTCGACTTGCGCAAGGGCACTTGGTTCGACTTTGAAGACAATGTCGGTGGCGGGGTCGTTGACCTTGTGCGCCAGAACGAGGGCGCCCAGCTCGGCAGCATACCTGACGTGCTGGAGCGCAAGTTCGGCATACCAAAGCAGACACAGAAATCTATCAGCCCGGCTCAGTTCTTGAGCAAGTGCTACAACTATGTCGATGCGCAGGGCGAGCTACGCTATCAGGTGCTGCGCTACGAGCCCAAGACATTCAGGCAACGCAGACCCGACAGCAATGGCGACTGGATTTACAACATGAAGGGCGTCGAGGCGTTGCCGTACAACTTGCACGGCATCCTGTCGCGCCCGGACAAAACTATTTTCGTGGTTGAGGGTGAGAAATGCGCAGACAAACTCATCGAACTGGGCGCAGTCGCCACTACGTCACACGGCGGTGCAGGAAAGTGGAAGGCAGAACTCAACAAGTTCTTCGGCGGGCGGCGCGTTGTCATTTTGCCCGACGCCGATGACGCGGGGCAGATGCACGCCGACGTGGTGACAAGTCATCTGGTCGACGTGGCCGGTGAGGTCAAGCGCATCGATTTGCCGGGGCTATCCGACAAGCAGGACGTGTACGACTGGTTCAGCAATGGCAACACGGTCGATGACCTACGCCAGCTCGTGTCAGGCACTGAAGCCGTCACAGAGGCCAGCGAGGTGACAACCGAGGTGGCCGAGACGGACACGCCGGACGTGTTCCCGACCTATAATCTGTCCTACCTTCGCAACATGCCGCCACCCAAGTGGCTTGTCGATGGCCTGCTGACCGAGTTCGGGTTCGGCGTCATTTATGGCGAGCCCGGAGTTGGCAAAAGTTTTCTGTCGCTGGACATAGCCCTGTCCGTTGCGTATGGCCGGGCGTGGCACGGGGCTCCCGTGCAGCAGGGCGCGGTGCTGTACATTGCCGGTGAAGGCGTGGGCGGCCTCGGCAAGCGTGTCAAAGCGTGGCAACAGCATGTGGGCATCGAGGCAGACGCGCCGATGTTTGTGTTGCCAATCGCTGTGCATATGACGGAGACTGAAGAGGTCGAGAAGCTGTTGCGCACCATTGACAGCCTGCAACAGGACTTCAGCCTGTGCATCATCGACACGGTGGCGCGCAGCCTGCTGGGGGACGAGAACTCCAGCTCTGATATGTCGGCCTTCGTGACCGCTTGCAACGCCGTACAGCGCCATATCGACGGCGCGGTGATAGGTGTGCATCACGCCGGAAAAGACGCCACAAGGGGCATGAGAGGCAGTACGGCGCTTCTGGGCGCTGTTGACGCTGCCCTGCGGGTCAAGAAGGAAGACGACGGCCTGTTGTTGCAATGTGAAAAGCAGAAGGACGCAGAGCCGTTTGAAGACATGCAGTTTGATATGCTGCCCATTGCGATGCTGGGCGACAGCTCCCTCATCATCCAACGCACCGAGGTCGAGCGGCAGGACAAGCGCCGGGCCAAGCTGACCACAGACCAGCAGATTGCTCTGGACAGTCTGCACGACGTGCTTGCGAAAGAGGGCTCCGACAGGTGCAAATTGGACATCTGGAAGGCCGACCATCGTGTGAAAACTCCTGATTTGACGGCGGGTAAGCGCAGGGATGCGCGGGCTGCATTGCAGTCAAAACGTGTGATTTTCATCGACGAGGGAATGGTCATATTAAACAGAGGGTTAGGTCAAAATGTGTGATGAAAAAAGGCAAGTTTTCACATATTATGTGACGATCACACAAAGTGTGTGTGATGTGATCCCCCCTATAGGGGATCACTTTTCACATATCTCACATTTCACAGGGGTAAGTGATGCGTAAGCCAAACAGAGGGATTGAGAAGCAGATGGCACCGATGGGGTCGGTGAACCACCGCAAAGTGCAGTCGGCGTTGATCGAGTTTGATAGGGCTGTGACGGACATCGAAGACCGGTGGGGCGTTGACCGCTTGCCGGAGCTGGTAGACCACAATCTGCGGGAGAAGTTCTACAAACAGCGTGAGCGTCTTGATGCGGCGATACAGTCCGATGTCGGGACTGAGGTGCAGCGTGAGGCAGAGGTGATGCTGAAGGGCTACAAGCACCTGATCAAGGCGGCAGAGGTAAACGGGTTTGCAGAGCTGACCGGCGAGGTGTGGGAAGCCCAGATGCCAGACGGACGTGTGCTGGCTGTAGCCAAGACCATTGACGAGGCTAACAAGGCTGCCCGCGACAATCGGGATATGGTTGTGTATTCGATGGATGAGATGGCCCGCGTGCTGTGCGGGTGGGAAGAGTTTAAGCTGGCGACAATGGCAAAGCATACGTTCCCCGGTGCCGAGGTTGTTGAGATACGCGAGCGCAACACAGAGGAGCTGAAAGATGACGAACTCCCTTTCTGAATGGAAGCGACCGTACAGCGTGTGTCCGTTCCGGGCCGCTGCTGACCGCGAGCTGAAAGAGACGGACTTGAGAGTGCTGATGGCACTGTGTGCGTTCACCAATCGTGCCGGTGTGTGCTGGCCTTCGATGGCAACGCTGATGGAGTTGACCGACCTCAAGTCGCGCACGTCCATCGACAGGTCAATGCGCAAGCTGAAGAAGCTGAAGTATGTCAGGCAGCTTGAGGCCAAGGACTACCAGAAGACCAAGACCGGCTGGAAGACGAACAGGTATCAGGTGTTGTGGGAAGTGGATATGGCGTTGCCCAGTCTTGAAGAGGTACACATCGCCAAGCCCTTGCAGCTCGTCAGTGACCAAGACGAGGTGCCTGAAAGTGAAGGGGGTCTGGGGGATGTAGAACCGTGTATGCACACGCACGCTGAAGCCCTCGCCCACGGGTTCGTGCGTGCCGTGCAGCAGGCGACCGGCCAAGTGCTGCTGGTCGACAACGTGGTCAATCACGCGCGCCGGGTAGACGAGAGCGTGACAGTCGAGCAAGTGATGCAGGCCACGCTGACCGTGTGCCGCGCTCGGCTTCAGGCAAGGCAGGGGGTGCCCAGCTTCGCCGACGTTGCAGAGGTGCTGTGATGTACAACGAACAGACCGACGTTTGTTGTTGTACGCGCCCAGCCGCGTACACTTTTTTGCGAGGGCGACCCCTTGCCCCCCGCCCCCTGCGCTATGCGTATGGGGGGTTCACACAAAATTTTTGGAGAAACCGATGAAAGCTGATGTAGTACTGGCCGCCGCAAGCCAGATTATTAAAAAACGCGGCAAGGATTATGGCTCTGCCTATGAGAACCACGAGCGCATTGCTGTCATTTGGACAGCGATACTCGGCTACGAGGTCACGGCGTCACAGGTGGCGCTATGTATGGCTGGCGTCAAGATGGCGCGACTGGTACAATCTCCAGACCACGAGGATAGCTGGATTGACCTAGCTGGCTATGCCGCCTTGGGATCGGAGTGTGTAGATGACCGATAGAATGACCACCCGCAAACAGCGCGCGGCTCTGGCGTCGCCAGACCCAGACAAGCGCGAAGCCGTGGTGCAAGAGCTAGAGGCGATTGCGTCGGGTGAGATTACGGACGTTTTGAGCTGGGATGAGCTGGGCAATGTTGGCGTGTGCGCGTCGGATAACTTGTCCCCGCGCGCCCGTCGCTCAATCAAAAAGGTTAAGGTGACGCCGAATGCGCACGGAAATCAGATTGAGGTAGAGATGCACGACAAGCTGTCGGCGCTGCGCCTGCTGGCGAAACATCGCGGCCTGTTGGAGCCCAACTCGGATGAGCAGCGGCCTAGTATGATAGGCATCAACGTGACCGGCCCCAAGGCTACAACTTATGAGGTGAAGGACGATGACGGCGAAGATAATTGATTTGAAAGAGCGCAAGGACGAGGAAAGGCCGTATGTGCGCTTTTATCGTGATTTTATTGAGTGTGATTTCTGCGGCCAGCTCACGCGGGGCCGTGTGTATGAGGACAGCCAAGAGATTATTTGCGGCTCGTGTCACGCGACGCTGTGGGAGTTTGAGGACGACATAGCGATATCTTTTGAGAGTGACGGCAACTTGCGTGTCGTTGATATGGAGAATTTACTTGCCGAGGAAGACTAGGGCGACGGACAGGTCGCCGCGCCGCAAGAGGCAGCCGGGGGTTGATGCCCTGACGGGGCTCAATCTGGATTTTTCGCAAAGCCCGACCGTTTGGAAATTTTTGAACGACGAGAGCTTTGTGCGTGGTTTGATGGGGCCGGTTGGCTCCGGCAAGACGTATGCGTCTTTGGCCGAGGTTATGTTGCGTGCCGTCAAGCAACCGCCATCGCCGGTCGATGGGGTCAGGTATTCGCGCTTTGCTGTTATTCGTAACTCGTATCCTGAGTTGCGCACGACCACTATCAAGACGTGGCAAGAGATATTCCCTGAGAATGTTTGGGGCGCGATGCGCTGGTCGCCGCCGATCACGCATCATATTAAGTTGCCGCCGCGTGATGGTGCCGCCGGTTTGGATGTCGAGGTTATATTTTTGGCGTTGGATCAGCCCCGCGACGTGCGCAAGTTGCTGTCGCTGGAACTGACCGGCGGGTTTGTTGACGAGGCGCGTGAGCTGCCCAAAGCTGTGGTGGATGGGTTGACATCGCGTGTCGGTCGTTATCCGACCAAGAAGCACGGCGGGTGCCCGTGGCGTGGTGTGTGGATGTCGACCAACC